GTATTACTGGATATGTTTGAGTTTTTTGATGACTTAGGACTACCCGACCACATCGACCAAAAAGCATACGAAACTTTTCAAAACAAATTTTTTGGACAGGACGTAAACCACATTAACACAGGAGATTTTTAAACATGGAACTTTTTATTTTAATTGGTGGATTCTATGCACTGTATACAGTAGGCAAGGCAATTGCCACCGAAATGGATTATAGAGCAACCACAGACAAATATCGTTAATGTAAACAATTGTTTCAATACCCACATTTTACTTTTAAAGTGTGGGTATATCCTTTATAATAAGAACATACAAGCAAAGTTTTAAAACTATGTACAACCCAAACGATTTGAGA